AGATATTATGGCTAATAGAGAGTTTTTAAGAAAAGAAAAAGAATTTTTATGGGAATTAGCTCAGATAGAAGCTGCAGGACCTAATTGGAGAAATGCTCCTGCTGCAGCAGAGCCAGCAGAGGGCGGCGCGGCTGGTGGCGGTGGACTTGGTGGTACCAGCTCTGCAATACCGCCTGAATTTGGTCCCGGACCGGGTTCACAAGGAGAGCAAGGCGGTGAAGTACCTGGCGCTACCCCTAGCGCGCCTCCAGGAGAAACACCGCCAACTGGTGGGGCTTCTGCATTGCCAACTTAATAAGTATTTAAATGGCATGTACAGAAGTAACCCCTATTACTGCTTTTCAAAGCACTAATTTAGGTAGCAAAATAGATACATTTTCAAGACTTAGTGATAGAATACTAAGATCGTTAGGCGCGCCTCTTATTAATTTAGAGCTGCATCATGATCAATTATTTGAAAACATATCTATAGCTTGTGAAATGTTTACTAAATTTGCAGGATATACAGAAGAATATCTTGTTTTTAATTCTGACTTATATCTAGATAATAGAGGATTGAAGTTAGACGATCTTTTTAGCGTTTCTCCAAACTTTAATAAAATTATAGATCCTTCAAAACCTACAGTATACGCAGCTATTACTTCCATACCTTCTAGTACATTTAGCTCTTCTACTACATTAAGCAGCGTTTACAGTGATGGTATATTCACAAATCAAATATTAACTGAAACCAACTATCTTAGTGTTGTATCGTTTAATTCAGCTTTAAGCAGTAATTTTAAAGTATCATCAAATTCAAAAGCAGAAAAATTTTTAAATAGTTTTGATTATGATATAATGGATTACAGAAAAGTAGTAGACATTATTGATTTTGAGGAAGGTAGTTCAACCGGTGTAAATACGTTGTTTACTATTGAACAAACATTAGCTCAACAAACATATTTCAGTTACGCGATGGGTAATTATGGTTTTGATTTAATTAGCTGGTATGTGCTAAAAAACTGGTTAAAGGACCGTGAAAAACTTCTAGGTATAAGAAGATCTTTTTATTTTGATGAAAGGACGCAATATCTTACCATGTACCCGCCTCCTAGAACACCGGGATCAGGAAGTCAGTTTTACGGTGTTTTACATTGCTACGTAGAAAGAAGATTAAGAGACATAATTAAGGAGCCTTGGGTATATCAATACGCACTTGCATTAAGCAAAATCAATATTGGTCAAGTTAGAAATAAATATACCGGTACACAGTTGTTCGGCGGTGGTCAAATAAATGGTACAGATATGCTTAGTCAGGGTTTAGCAGAGAAGGATAAATTAGAAGCACTCCTTCAAGAAGGCCCGCCTGGATTTGGTGATGCAGCACCACCAATGTTTTTTGTTGGATAATTTTGCTACACTTAATATATAATAACATGATTAATGTTGAAATTATTCTAGATAAAAAGAAGTCTACAAATAAAGCTTATTTTGATAAAATGTTAAAGAAGTTTTCTGATAAAGTTAAAGCATCAGAAATTTTAGAAGATATAAGATTAAAACGTAATTATTTAAAACCATCCGCATTTAGAAAAGAAAAGAAACAAAGACAGCATCTAAAGTGGAAGTTTTATAAATGATACCTTTAAGAAAGCAAGATAAATTTAGACAAGGATTATTTAAACCGTCAAATACAAGCAAATATGTTGGTAAGGGGCTTCCAGTATATAGATCTGGTTGGGAGTTAAAATTTTTTAGATGGTGTGATAAAAATTCTAATGTTCTTGAGTGGGCTAGTGAGAGCGTAATTATCCCTTATCTTAATAAAGCTGATGGTAAAGTTCATAGGTATTATACAGATGGAATAATAGCTTTAAAAGAAGGAGACAATATAGTAAAATATATTGTAGAAATAAAGCCTTCTAAACAACTTTTACCACCTGTATCGGGAAATAAGAAAAACTCTACTATCCAATATGAAAACTATAGGTATATTCAAAATCAAAGTAAATGGGAAGCTGCAAAGAAGTGGTGTGATAAAAAGGGGTATAAATTTATAGTACTTACAGAAAAAGAATTAGGTATTAGTAAATAATATCTAAATATAATAAATATTTATTGATATGGCATCTGCATTAAAGCTCATTGTAGAAACACCTCAAAATAACGGTGATTTTGAATATATTTACGAAGAAAAAAACTCTAAAGAACCTTCAAAGCTTTTTATTACCGGTCCTTATATGATGTGTGAAACTGTTAATAAGAATAAAAGAGTCTATAGTAAGGGTGACATGGAGAGAGAAGTTGGTCGTTATGTAAAAGAAATGGTTGAAACAAAAAGAGCTATGGGTGAATTAAACCACCCTGAATCTGCAGATGTAAATTTAGCTAATGCATGTCATATAGTTACAACAATGAAATTTGATGATAATTATGTTGTAGGCAAATCTCAGGTACTCTCTACACCCTCTGGTAAGATAGTTGAGTCTTTAGTGAAAGATGGTGTGAGAGTTGGAATGTCTTCTAGAGCTTTAGGTGAACTAAAGGAAGAAAATGGTGTTAATAGAGTTAATAACATGAGACTAATAGCAATAGATTGTGTTGCAGATCCATCTTGCCCTTCAGCTTTTGTTAATGGTATTCTAGAAAGCAAAGAATTTATTGTACGACATGATGGTAAATTTGAAGAACATTATACAAATTTTGAAAAAAGTTTAAAAACTCTTCCAAGGCATGATGTAAACGTTTATTTAAAAGAACAAATTTTACGATTTATTAGTAAACTGTAATGAAAAAGTTTGATCAAGTATCTGAAGGTATACTTAGATCTGCAGGTAGGGGTCTAGGAAAACTTGCAAAAGGAACATGGCAAAATGTAATTGCACCTGCAGCTGTTGCAGCAGGTCAAGAGATTGCAAGTACTCTAGGAAAAGAGATAAGTAAAGCTGCTTCTGGGGCTATAAAAAATAAATTTAATCCAACTCAAATAACCCCTCAAGGTGTTCCAGGGGCTGCAGCAGGAGCTGGCTCTAACACGTCTTCTGGAAGTATAGCTGCGCCTATAGCTGCCCCGGGCGCGAGCTCTCGGAGCCCAGGTGCAACATCTACCGCTGCTTCTGGTAGTATGACTGCCCCTATTGTACCAGTTGTTTCACCAGGCTCATCAGCTGCATCACCAGTAGCACCAGGTGCTAGCGGTAAAAGCTCTTCAGCACCTGGCGCCATGAAAGCATCCACACCAAAAAAGCCAGGGGTAGGTGTTATGGTTGACCCCTCAACAGGAGCTACTACAACATCTACCGCTGCAGGGGTGACTCCTGGTACAACCGCACCTGTAGGAGCTTCTACATCACCTGCTGCCGCTACTACAGCCTCTACACCAACCTCTCCTTCTGGCGCTACTTTAACTCCAGGTCAATTATCATCTCAACAAAGACAGCAATTAATTATACCTCAACTTATTCAGAGATCTCAACAACTACAATCACAGATAAAGAAATTAAAAGATGCTAGTAGAAATACCAGTTATGATGGATTGAAAAGATTACAGTTTGCTCAAGGCGCTGAAAGGCTTGAAAATGATTCTTTAGAATTAACTAGTTACATAAACAAATTAAAAAAGGAAGACTTTAATCAATTTAATAATGTAGATGAATTTTCTAAGCTATTGCAAGAAGAAAAATACGATGACTGTCTATTTATTTTAAATGAATGGTTGCCCTTGCTAGCAGCTGTGGGGCGTACAGCAGCTTTAGCTGGTGCTAGTGGTGCTGCTGGCACAGTAGCATCAAGAGCTTCTTCTAGGGCTTTTGATAAATATGAAGCTAGAAAAGCTCAGCAACAGCAAGCACAACCTACTGATTTAGAAGATGAAGAGCAAGAAGACTGTGAATGTGAAGCGGGTAAAGATACACAAATTTCTCTTAAAGGTAAGATAGATCAGTTGAAAAAAGCTATAAATATTCTTAAATCTATTGGTCTGTTAGAGAATAAATATATTATGAACGATATGGCCGATTCTACAACCACAGTAAAAGAAGGTGCAATTAGCAGAGCTCTTGGTGGTGCTGCTATAGGTTCTCTAATTCCCGGTGTTGGTACAGCAGTAGGGGCAGGTCTTGGGCTGGGTGCTGGACAGGTAGTTGGCTCCTTGAGAAAAGGTATAGTAGGTCCAAAGCCCGGTGAAGATGCAGAATCTAAGAAAAAGAAGCTAAAATTTAATGTTAAAAAAGCAGATCGTAATAAGAATGGTAAAATAGAGGGTTGGGAAAAAGGATTAGCTCATAAGTTTACTTCTAAAGAAAGTACCAATATTAGTAATTTTATAAAATATATTTCTCAGAAAAATTACGCTGAGGCAAATAAATATTTACAAGAGGTTGTAAATTCTAAATTACAAGCTAGAATCAAACAAGCTCTTAAACAAAAACTTTTTTAATTTATGGAAAAAACAGTAACTGACATTTTAAAGGAAGCAGCAAAGGATGTTCTTACAGACGAAGTTCTTAAGGAGATCGAGACAAGCTTTAATACAGCAGTTGATACCAAGGTTAAGCTTCATGTTGAAAAAGCATTACTTGAACAAGATGCTGATTATTCTTCAAAGCTAGAAAAGCTAATGGAAGCAGTTGATTCAGATCATACTAAAAAGTTAGAAAAAGTAGTTGAAGCTCTTGATGCCGATAGAGCTGAAAAACTAAAGACAGTTATTGAAAAGTATGAAAAGACTGTTAAAGATGAAGCAGACAAATTTAAAACTGAGTTAGTTGGAAATATTTCCAATTATCTTGAATTATACTTGGATGAAAAAATCCCATCAACTTCAATAAATGAAGCTGTTAACAATAAGAGAGCTATGAATATGGTTAGTTCATTGCGTTCCGCTCTTGCTGTTGACATGGCTCTTGCAAAAGAGTCAATTAAAGATGCCGTTGTAGACGGTAAGAACCAAATCAATGAAGCTGCTGAGCAGCTTAAAGCCGCTAATGCTAAAGTGGATGACTTGACAAAAGAATTAAGTAAGCTCAAGTCTGAATTAACTCTAGAAAAGAATATAGTTAATTTACCAGAAGAGAAGAAGACTTATATGAGAAAACTTCTCGGTGGTAAGTCAGCTCAATTCATCAAAGAAAACTTTGATTATACATTAGGGCTTTTTGATAAGACAGAAGAAGAGAGAATTACTAATCTCAAATCTGAAGCATTGAATCAAACAGTTGCTGATAAGGTAGATAGCCCTTCAGCAGTATTAACTGAATCAGTAGCTACTGCAGCTAATGATTCAGATCCAGCCTTCAATGTCTACATGTCTGAATTAAAGAAATATTAATTTCTTTTTAATTGAAGCTTAAAAGCTTTTAACAGTATTTAAAAAAGGTCGACAAATTCCTTAAAGGAAATAATTATATCTATGAGTAAACAAATTCGTCCATCTCAAGCTTATATCAGTGAAGATCGTGCTAAGTTATTAATAGAAAAGTGGGCTCCAGTATTGGATTACACATCTAATAATGTCAAAGCAATCGAGGATGATCATACACGTCTCAATACAGCAATCCTCTTGGAAAACCAAGAGAAATATTGCTTTGAGGCATATGGTGGCAACTCTTCTAACATTGCCGGTGGAACACTTGGTGCATTCGGCTCAGTTGATGTCGGTGGCACCGGTGGTTCTTTCGGACCAACAAATGTAGACAGCTATGCTCCTAATGATGCTCGTCTTCCTAAGATCCTCATTCCAATGATTAGGCGTACATTCCCTGAGTTGATCACTAACGAAATCGTTGGTGTTCAACCCATGAGTGGTCCAGTTGGTCTCGCATTTGCTCTACGTTACAAGTATGAAGGTTCTGCTCTAGGCTCACAGCTAAATGACGGTGACGGTGCTCCAGGCGTCAGTGGAAACACTGATGGTTGGACTGCTCAGTCAACTAATGCTGAGCTTGGTTATCAGTATCTTGATACTCGCTTCACAGGTACATCTTCCGCCAAACTATCAGGTAATAGTGACTTTGATGTCCTAGCATCTGATCAGGGTGTCGCAAAGCTTCTCAAGGATTATGAATTAACTTCAAAAATCCCTCAAATTGTAGTAAGCTTTGAAAAGACTGCCGTTGAGGCCGGAACACGTAGACTAGCAGCCAGATGGTCAGTCGAACTTGAACAGGATCTAAAGAACATGAACGGTATCGATATTGATACTGAGCTCACAAATGCAATGTCATATGAGCTACAGGCCGAAATCGACCGTGAAATGATCATCAGAATGATTCAGACAGCTCTTAACGGCGGCTTTAACCGCGGTTATTCTATCTGGTCACCTGTTTCAGCTGACGGCCGTTGGTTGGTAGAACGCAATCGCGACTTCTATCAGAGATTGATAGTTGAAGCTAACAGAATTGCTGTTCGTAATCGTCGTGGTGCTGCTAACTTCGTTGTAGCAACACCTCGCGTTTGCGCTATCCTCGAAATG